AGAATCCTCTAATGATTCATGTTCTGGATTTTTGTTTGTGTCGACTAGGTTATTGATTCGTGCCAGTTTGTCGTGCATTCGCACGCGTAACCCATTTAATGGACCGCCAGGGCTGTCACTTATGTTCTTCGGACCGTAGTCTGCATGCTTCGATAGAAGCAAATCAAACAGTTCAGAAGTAGTATTTCCTAAGTTATTAACAAACTTATTGTTTGCCATCTTCTTCTCCCTTGTTTAGTAGTTCTTTTAATTCATCATCTATCTCTGACATGTGCTCATGGATTATTGCATCTTCAACTAACTTCTTCATCAAACCCACATCTGATTCTGCTGCATACAATGTTCCGTAAGTCAGTTGGGTGATGTCTCGAACTTCCGCTGGGTTATCAGCCTTATCAAAGAGTTGACGTAGGAGACTACCAACTAGTAGCCTATACCCATTAGGTAAAATTATCTCGGGATTAAATTCTTCTTCTTCATTGTCATCAATCATGTGGTCAGTAGCCTCGAAGATGTTATCAAAGTGCTGTCCGCATAATGCGCATGGTGGAATATCAATCAATGTTCAACCCCATCTTTTCTCTAATAAATTGTGCTCCGTGTCGGATGTAAGCACTGTTAACATCTTCCCCGTCTCCGAAGGTAACTGTTGTGACTGGGAGTTCTCTTGCAAGACTTGCCGCAAATTCACGCCCTGGGGCATCACCATCGGCAAAGACAAAGACTCTCTCAAAATCTGCAAGCAATCTTGTATAGTGCTTCTTCCAACTGTTGGCTCCTGGGACTCCGACACAGGGGATACCAACGAGTCTAGACATTGTGAGTGTGTCCAACTCGCCTTCGCAGACACCAATCCAATCTCCAGCCACTTCAATATCAAGTACATTGTACATGCGAGTATCAACGCCAACCATACCCATATACTTCGGTTCAACGGCAGGATTAAGAGAGCGAAAGCGCAGGTCAACAACGCCAGTCTTCGTAATGTAGGGTATGCTAAGGCGACCCGTATACTGTTCATGTCCAGGTTCAGGCTCCTCTACTACGCCTAATCGCGCCAGACGCGCTACTTCCTTGCTTATTCCCCGACTTGCTAGGTAATCTTCCGCCAGAGAGATGCTTCCCGCGTACTTGCTCGTTGCTCTCCCCAGTAATTCCTTCTGCGATAGACTTTGCTTCACGTATATCACACCCTTCTTTCCTAGCAATTATTTGAATACTGTTGCCCTGCATACCACACGCGAAGCAATTAAATATGTTTTGCCTTGTATTAAAACTTGCACTTGCATGCGAGTCATTGTGGAACGGACACTTGATATTGACTTGACCAGATGAGCGGTTAATGTTGGCACCGTAGTGCTTCAACACCGCCACTATGTCTGGTAAATCATCTACCAAATACATCGCCCAACCTTAATACTAGATACGAATCTTCTATCGACTTTCCCCGCGCCTTGATAAGGACTGCTGGTAAGACCTTGCTCTTATCAAGTCCTCTGGCTTCCGCGTAGTGAACGGACTCGAGTTGGGCTTCTCTGGTCCATCCACTGAGGTCAATGGCGTTGCCCGCCCCTGGCGCTTTACATTCGATAACGCCAATGCTACCAAGGAAGTCTGCGCGGACAACAACGTCGCCCTCATCTCTTGCACCTGTTCTAGCAAGTCGCTCAGAATCGTATCCATTTGCTCGAAACCAGTCTCTAATGTCCGTTTCATATGTTGCTCCTCTAGCCTTGTGTGATTTGCGTGTTGTCATCCTATATCCTTCTCATATCCACATCGAGTACAAATTACAATCCAATAACTTCTCTGAGGGTCTTTAACATGCCACAGATATCTCTTGTTGAATCGACATATTAAATGTTTTAATAATCTCATACATTCTCTGGAATATCATCAATGTACATGTACTCTGGATTAAATGCTAACCAAGTCATGAGCGTTCCATTTGCATCTGCTCTTCCGTAGCGATTCTTGACTGATGCCACGCCCATCGATGTGCCAACGGTACCAAGCGTGCATATAAGAGCAGGAAGTTGGGATACCTTTCCTTGGATAGCACTTCTTGGTTGACAAGGATTCCCAGGAACTGCTTCCGAAGTATGATGTAATACCACAACCGCAGCGTTAGTGTCTCTAGCAAGGAACTTCAACTCCTTCATAATTGCACGCATAGAAGCAAATTCTTCGCCTCCGTCTGTTGCTACATCCATGAGGTTGTCCAAGATAATGAGGTGGGGACTACAGCCCCATAGTTCCTCAAACGCTTGGACTTCCTCATCGATGTCTTCTAGTGTTGGTGATGATTCAAACGACCAGACTATATGATTTCCTTTTTGGAGAACTGCTTTCGTCCAACCAACATCAGTATTAAGTTTCTGTTCTACATCTGACTGGCTCTTGCCAGAAATCATAGACGCTAAACGCATAGCCATTGTATGTGCATTGGTATCTGCTGATATGTACAACGTTGGCACGTTAGTTTTGAGTGCAAGTGCCAGAGCAAGAGTAGATTTACCTGCCCCTGGAGCACCTGCAAACATAGAAACTTCTGAACGACGGATGATAATCTTGTTCGCTTCAAACGCTCTAAAAGAACTAGGAAGAGGTTCCCCTCCGATAGAGGCACGACCTACTGCTCGTACTAATGTTCTCATCGGCTCCCCTCCTAGTTCTTTAAAATGGAAATTCTTCTGGTATTAGTTGACTGGCTTGCATTGGTCCGCGCCCTGAGGCATCGGACAGACCCACATCGCGTATGGGTTTCCTGTCTTGCTGGAGATTCCCGACTTGTACTTGCGAGGTCCGTGTTGGCACGTCGGTCCACCCTGTACGGGGGTTGCTGGAGCCATAGCGGACGGAGCCTGAGCCTGGGGTGGAGCGGAGGAGATGGATGGCGTTGTGCCTTGAGTTAAAGGCGGCGTTGCCAAAGGGGCTAACCCATACGCACCAACTACCAAACGTTGAACTGCGGCAATCTGAGTTGAATAATCGCCAATACCTTCGAGTAGAACGCTTAGTTCATCGTTAGTATGAGCACGAATGTTAATCATATCCCCAGAGGGGGTCTTATATGATACTTGTAACTTCCAGTCTTCTGCCATTTATTTATCCTTCTTAATCGAGAATTGGCAGTACTCTGTGAGTCCACACATGTACTGACAACTGTTTGTGTTGGGTAAGAATATAGCATCCTTGCGAGCCTTGTCAAATGTTTCTATGAGGTATTCCATCTTGTCGTAGGTGTACTCGGACAGGTCCACCATATCAGAGATGTTACTACCGCGAGACATGTAGTAGGTTCCCCATTTGATTTCGATACCGAACTGTTGTTCGAGACCGAGTTTGTAGAACCCAAGTTGTAGACTGCTGGTAGGTGTATTCTGTGATGTCTTTAAGTCGACAATAACAAGTTCGCCATTGACCTCAAAGACGCGGTCAATAATCATCTTGACGGCTACGCCTTTGACGACAGGGGTCAGGGCAAGTTCAATCCCTGGGTTGCCATCTGGTGCTGTCCAGATTTTCCAGTTAGGGTTGGTCTTGCGCCATGCTACGTATGCTTCTACCCAACGCGGTCCCGCTTCTTGCCAGAATGTCTGGTCTTCTTTGTTAGGGTTAGCCTTGGTAGCACGGCCTCCAACGCGAGCATTGGTTAGGTCGGTATCGACTTTGGACTCAAGCCATGCTTGGTCCCATAGTTGCTGGGTGCTCACATGTTCTCCTTATCGTAGTTTTCACACGCTAGGTGGAACGCTGAACCGCCAACAGACCAGACGGATGGGGCTTCTTCCTTGCCAAGGAGTCTGCCGAGGTAGTATTGGTACCCACAAGTAAGGTAGGTACTGAACGCAGAGTAGGATATGTGCTCTGGTAAGGTATATTCTTCGAGTTTAATTGACATAGAATGTACCTTAACACCGCAATAGGTACATTGTCAATTGTTTAAATAGTTGACATATAGAAATTTATCTGTATACTTAGTTATGTAAGTAATTATATAAAGGCCTTCGGCCTTATATGATAATATATATATTATAATATCTAAGGAGTACTATGTCAAACTTTTTACAAGTAGCGTTGGCTTCACTTACTGGTATCACCGCGTTCTATGTCTTTGAGGCAGCCTACCACGATATCAAGGCTCGTATCCGAGGTAGAGACTACGCCCTATTGCTTGAAGAACTAGAAGAAGAAAAACAGCGTTAACTCCTAGAGACAACAAAAGACCCCCTCGCCCTAGTATAATCACTAAGGTAAGGGGGTTTCTTGTCTTAAAAGGGCCTTGGAAGGCGTTTAAATGCTATTCTGAGGAGCCTGCACCGAACTCTGTTTCGTTCTTATCTGCCCATTTAGCGGCAGGTGCTGCCAATGCGCCAATTAGTACAGCATACTGAGGGGCCAAATCTGTAAGAAGGGCGATGCCCATTACAATGGCTGCTGCTAGCAAGGCGCGAAGGTATGACTTAACGGCTGATGTTTGCTTCTTGTTGAGTGGGTTTTTCATTTATTCTCTTTCTTTTTAGGTAGTGGCTTCAATCGTGAGGCTGCTGCGCGAGCAGCATCTGCAGTCTTAAATACAGGCTTGTCCAACCAAGGGAACCAAGGAGAAGTATCGTTCCCGCAGTCATCCTTGATAGAAATATGGATGTGCTTCGTATGTGGGTTGGAACCATCATACTGATGGTCACCCTTCATAGGAGTCCAGATACGTCCCTTAAAAATTAAATACTTTACGCGCTTGTCAGACTTTAATTGCTTGTAAACCAAGTCTCCATCAATCCCAGTTACTGGGTCGTGGGTTAGGTCTACTGCAAGACCCGTGTTGTGGTCTGAATCAGGATTCTGAATTTGATGTGCAGCAGATGGTAGGAGCCCATCGGAGGCTTTCTTGCGCTTGGGCTTGAGTGCCGTCGCTTGGCGCAGAACAGCAATTGCAGCAGGCGTGGCTTTCTTGACTACAGGTTTCATTCATCTCTCCGCTATCAATTTGTACAGGTCATCAATACGTTGTTCCATACGAGCCATAGAATCCTTCATTGAACTGCCACCATTAGGGCGAAGTTCATTGAGATAATGTTTAACCATCCAACGCATGCTTCCAGCAAAAGCGGTTATGATTGCTATAACAGCAACTGCCATTGTTAGATAGTCCTTGAATTCCATTATACTGTCCTTACTGTTATCTCTATGATGCCACCAAAACCATCAAAGCGTTTATCGGGCGGTGTCATACGGGTGAATGTAACTTGTTCGATTACTGCTTGTCGTGATTCTCCTGTTGTTAAGTCTTGCCAAGTCAGAACATCGCCTGTCTTTTCAATCTCTTCTAGCAATTGGATACGCTCAAAGGCTCTGCCTTCAAATCCAACTACAGTATTAAACCTATCTGTCTCAACATCAAAACAGTAGACAGGAAAACGAATGACTCTATTGCGTGGAGATGCAATGGTTGCCTTGGCTTGGTATCCCTTAAAGGTAGGACCAGTAGTTGTATCTGTTGTATCACGGTTAAGTGTAAACTTATAGGCAAGAAACTCTTGTGCTACTTCAGGCTGAGATGTAGTTACTTCTACTGCACCAACACCTGAGTTGTAAGTAATATGGTCATACTGTGTTTCAGTACCAGTTGCCTCTGTAGCAAGAGATGATAATGTAAACTCACCAGATGTAAATGAACCACGTGCAATAAGACGCTTGTAATTCTTAGGTTCTAGTGTAGAAAATCTAATCTTACCTGTGCTTATAGAGCCAGTAGTTGACAAGACTGTAGTTGACTGAACGGCTATGCCGTTGCTGCCTGATGTAGTAAAGGCTAGTTGGTTAGTGTTACCTATAAAATCTACGCTAGTAGCATAGCCAGTAACACCAGTAAGATAAGTGTCCTTGGCATAAGCAAAGCGTAAGGATTCAATCTCTGTGCCTAGGTCAATGCGATATAACCCAGGAGATGTCCCAATTGTACCAGTTGCCCAGACATACTTATCACGGAATGCAAAGTCATAGACACCATTAGTG